GTCGGAGGAAATATTTCTTCGGTTACTATTCTAGATTTTGGTAGTGGCTATCATCAAGTTGAAGCAGAGATCAAAGATCCTCTTTATGAGTTCGATCCTGGCGCGGCTGGGTCTACTGACGTTCGTTGTTTACTTAGACCAGTTCTTTCTCCTATTGGAGGACACGGTTTTGATTTGATTGACGAGATGCACTGCAGACATATTTTGCTATACGCATATGTTACAGAAACAGATAACAATCAAATCGGTCAAACAAATACTTTCTCATACATTGGTGTTGTAAAAAATCCAGAGTTTAGAGACGCGAATAACGATGTACTCCCAGCAAACAGCACACCAGAAATTTTCGATAATAGAATCGCAGTAACAACAGATGGTTATACACTCGTTAATCAAAATGATATTATAACTCAAACAGACTTGAATAACGAAGTTGTATTTACTGCAAAGGTCCATGAAGTAGATGCAGATTCAAACACTATTTTCTTGTCAGAATACATGGGACCTTACGTTAACACTGTAAATAACGATATTTCTTTAGATTACACTAAGAAATTTGTTATTCCAACGGGGCAGAAAATAGCCATAAATACACCAGAGGCAAACAATGTCGTAGAATCTTCATATACTCAAAGATCAGGATTAGTATATTTCATGGAAGACTTTATCGCGTTAGAAAGAACACCGGCCTCCAGAGAAGAATACAAACTAGTTCTAGAATTTTAAGGAAACCAGTAGATGCCTATTAATACAGATCTAAATATATCACCATATTTTGATGATTTTGATTTAGAAAAACAATTTTATAAGATCTTGTTTAAACCTGCTTACGCAGTTCAGGCTCGTGAGTTGACGCAACTTCAAACAATCCTTCAAAATCAGGTGGAGCAGTTTGGCGATAATGTTTACAAAGAAGGTAGCATTATTAAAGGTTGTAACTTTACAGAACTTAGCGATCTAAAGTTCGTAAAAGTAAATAACCCAGATAATTTTGATATCCAGACTTACAGACCAAGCCAGGAGGTGGCTGATGACCTCGCTGGTGATCCTACAGTAGACGTTGTGTATGAAATTGAAGGCCAAACTAACGGCCTTACAGCAAACATTATTTGGTCAGAAAGAGGCTTTGAAACAAGACCTCCTAACCTAAACACGTTCTTTATCTCATATAACAACGCTGTAGATACAAATACAAATACTCCGATTAAAACATTCATTGCCGGTGAAGTTTTAACAATTACAAAGAAAAGATATAATGGTTCTGTTCTTGTTGACACGACAGTTCTAACAAACGTAACTGGTTTGAGTGTTACGAACAAGCCTACTCCGGTTGGACAATCATTTGGTTTGCAATCGGCTTCTGGTGTTATCTTCCAGAAAGGTCACTTCCTCTTTGCTGACGAACAAACTCTGATTATTTCAAAATATGACAATAATCCAGATGGTGTTTCAGTTGGTTTTGAGGTTGAAGAAAGTATTATTCGCCCAGAACAAGACAACACTCTTTATGACAATGCTTCTGGATCTACAAACGAGAATGCTCCTGGTGCAGATAGACTTAAACTTGTTCCAAAGCTTGTTACTAAAACAACTTCATCTGCTGATCTAGACGCAACATTCTTTACATTGGTTCGCTATAAGAACGGTAACGCTGTTACTATTCGTGACGTTTCTCAATTCAATGCTTTGGGAGATGAACTGGCTCGTAGAACATATGAAGAGTCAGGTAACTACATCGTAGATAGAATGGATGTTGTTGTAGACAAACGCGGCGATGATCTAAAAGCTATCATAGGAAAAGGTTCTGCTTACGTAAAAGGATTTAGAATCGATCATAGAGGCGACCAAGAGCTTACTATTGATCAGATTGCAAATACTGTTGTTCATGAGAATCAAAGCATCTCAATCAATTATGGTGGATATGTTAACATTACAGATCTAAGTGGTACAGTAGATCTTGGTATGAATACAATGCAATTGCAAAACTCTGCTGGTACTCCTATTGGTTCTGCATATGCAAGAAATATTACAGAAAATCGTCTATATCTAAGCAATATTAAGATGACTAATTCTAACTTTACATTTAAAGATGTGGATAGAATTAACGGCGATTCAGGCACAATCTTTATTGCAAACAACTCAATACTTCAAGACGTTAAAAATGCTCCGTTTATTTTTGACACAGGGCAGTTTAGTCTTAAGTCAATTACTGACATGACTATTCCTGCGAGAGAATCTGTAGCAGTTGCTGGTATTACAGGAAACTCATTTACACTTTCTGATTCCGACATTCAAGCTGATGACTTCTCACCAGATCAGGCAGACCTAACGTTTGTCGATGCCGGTAATGATAAGATTAATATATTAAGTTTTTCAAGATCTGTCAACTTAAATGAGATCACAGTTAACCTTGATCCTGCAGACAACTCAGATCCTGCCGGTACTCTATATGTAAATACAAGATATACTGCGAATCCAAGACCGTTCGGTAAACTTGTGCGCAATGTTTATGTAAAGAACACTTATTCGGCTGTAGTAAATACGTACAGCCTTGGCTTCCCAGATGTATATGAGATTCTAGAAGTAACTGACAACACTGGAACAGATTACAGTGAAAGCTTTAGATTGAGAATCAATCAGAAAGATACTTTCTATGATATTTCATATATGGAATATATTCCGGGCAGACCAAAGCCAAATGCTGGTACGATTACAGTACGTATGAAATGTTTCGAACCAAATCCGGGCAGCGGTAAATACTTCTTTACGATCGATAGTTATCCTATCGACGATGAGACTGCTGTTTTGCCAAATGATAAATGTCGTTCATGGCAAATTCCAACATACTCATCTGGCAATAAAAAGATTTACAACATGCGCGAATGCATTGACTTTAGACCTCATGCAGACAAAAATGCTGCTGTTCAATATAGTCATACAACTCCTGCATCTGCCGGAACAATTACTCAGACTGTTGGTCAGCAAGCACCTCAGTTCTCAAGAACAGATTACCTACAACCTTGTCTGAATGCTGTTGCAACAGGTGACATTGAAACATATCTTGCTCGTGTTGACAGTATTATTGTAGATTCATTTGGTAGCATTAAGGTTGTAAAAGGCGTAGAATCTGCTACTCCAGTTCCTCCTCAGGTAGGTGCTGATGAGATGGTAATTTCGCAGATTACAATTCCTGGATATCCAGCTCTAAGTCCTAATGAAGCCGCTAACCAAAGAAAATTTGAGTATGCTGTAAGTGCTAAATCAAAAGGTACTCCTCGTTATAGAATGAGAGATATCGAAAAGATTGAGAAAAGACTTGAAGGACTTGAGTACTATATCAGCTTGAGCCAGCTTGAATCTTCTGTCGAGAACATGACAATTCTAGATGAAAATGGATTGACAAGATTTAAGAATGGTTATCTTGTAGATCCAATGAACGACAGTTCTCTTGCTAACCTAGAAGATACTGACTACAAAGCAGCGATTCATTTTAATAGAAAGATTCTTACTCCTGCAGTAAAAACTTTCCCAATGGATCTAAAGTACAAAACAAGTACGAATGCCACTATCTTCCCGAATACAGCAGATGCTGATGTTGCTACGCTTGAAAGAAATGCGCACGTTGAGCTACTTAACCAGCCTTATGCAACAAACTTTAGAAACTGTGTAAGTAACTTCTGGTCGTTTAACGGTACAGCAGAATTGTTCCCATCACATGACATGGTTCATGATACTGTAACAAACCCAACACGTTTGAATATCGATCTAGCAACGCCGTTTACAAGCTTTGTTGAAGGATTACAAAGATATATTCCTCTTACTGATACTCAGTGGGGTGACGTTATTGGAAGTACTCAGATCGGTAACCCGAACGACTGGTTCCCAACACCAATTCAAGAAGGTACAGTTTCTACTATTGCAGCTCGAGAGAACGCTACTATCGACCAAAGAGTTGGTGACTTTGTTTCTAACGTACAATTCATGCCGTTTATTAGAGCAAGAGATGTAAATATTTTTGTATCTGGTTTGAGACCAAACACTAAACATTATTTCTTCTTTGATGGTGTTGACGTTAATCAAGACGTCGCGCCAGGTACTGCAGTAAATGCTACAAGAGATATTCAAGCATTTGGTGATAAAGGTGCTGATGTACTTACAGACGAAAACGGCGTATTGAGAGCCGTATTTAGTATTCCTGAAGAAACATTCTTTGTAGGTGAAAGAGTACTCTACATTGTTGACGTTGATCAGTACTCAAGTATTGCTTCAGGTTCAACATCTAGAGCTACTATCGCATATAACTCATATAATATTTCTATAGATGCTCAGTCTATGACTGCTTCTACAAGAACTGCAGAGTTCTTCCATAATGAAACAACGACAACTCGCAACCTGCCACGTAGAAGAAGACCTCGCCCGGATCCACCCGCTGATCCTCCAGGAAATGGCGGCGGGGATCCACTTGCTCAGACATTCTTTATCAAGAAAGGTATGGGTGAAGGATCTAACAGTGTATTCGTTTCAAAGATTGATCTTTACTTTAAGAGAAAGTCAGAAACGAATGGTATTACTGTTATGCTTCGTGAAGTGGAAAATGGTTATCCAACAAATACAATCTTGCCTTTCGGTAAAGTGCATCTATTAGCTTCAGAAATAAATGTTTCTGATACTTCAGATCTAGTTACAACTGTAACTTTCCCAGCTCCAGTAAGAATGGACATTGAGAAAGAATACTGTGTTGTTCTAATGCCTGACGCCAACGATCCAAACTATCTGCACTTTACGTCTAAAGTTGGTGGTAACGATCTCACATCTGGTTCTACAAATGGACAAGCTGTTGTACAAGACTGGGGTGATGGTGTTCTATTTACATCTACAAACAACAGAGCTTGGAGTGCTTACCAAGACGAAGATCTCAAGTTTAAGTTGCACAGACATGACTTTAATGCTTCAGTCGGTTCTGTTACTATGACAAATGACGATCATGAATTCTTTACATTGTCAGATTGGGATGGTAAGTTTGTACAAGACGAGTATGTCTATCAGATCAAGCCTAAGCAAGGCGCTACAGTAAGTGGAATGACTATTAGTGGTACTACTGTAACTGCGGATTCCGGTGTTCTCGGTGATACATATGCCGCTGATGACTATGTTCTAATGGAAGATTCTGGAAACGTGGCTAAAGACATATTCAGAGTCGTAAGCGTTAACAGCAATACTGAAATGACTGTAGACAAACCAGCTCACTTTACAGTTGCTTCGGGTGAGCCTATCGTTGTAGGTAGAGTTTCTTACTACGATAAACTTGACAGAACAGAACTTCATCTTAAAGGAAGCTCAGCAAGAACAAGTCGTGGGTTTGCAGCAGGAACTATTGAAGGATTAGCGTCTGGTGTTCAAGCAACGATTGCTACAATCGATGATATTAACTTGAGTTATATCCAACCAATTGTTATGAAAGCAAATGACAGTATTACAAGAACACAGCTTAAAGGTACTTTTGTTCCTCCGGCAAATACAAGCACAACATATCAGCTTCCAATGAGATTCGGTGATAATAACACATTTACTCAAGGTGTAACACTCTTTAGTAAATCAAATGATCCATCAAGATCGAAAGCATTTGATATTACAGTAGAAATGTCGAATGGCTCAAACTCTACATCAACACCTATGGTTGATATGGACTTATCAGCTGCCCTTGCTTATCAGTATATGACAGCTTCTACTGCAGCAGATACTTCTAAATATATCTCAAAACGAATTGAGTTGGCAGAAGATCTTGATGCTGAAGATATGGAAATCTTTGTTACAGGTTACAGACCACCAAACACCGATATCAAAGTTTATATCAGACCGCAGAATACATATGACGCTGCAGACTTTGATACTCTACCTTGGATTGAATTAGAATTGGTAGAAGGTGTAGGTGTATATTGTTCAGCGATTAATCAAAAAGATTATCGAGAGTACAAGTATAAAGTAGCCGCCGCGAACAAAGATGCTGATGGAGTTCTTGAATATACAAGCACTGAAGGAGACTTTAGCGGATATAGAAAGTTTGCAATTAGAATTGATCTTATTGCAGATGATCTCCATCAAGTACCTATGGTAAAAGATTATAGAGGCATTGCGTTAACATGATACATCTAAAACGAGAGCAAACAACAGGCGCAGTTTTAAACACAGACAAAGCTGCGCTAAATAAATATAAACAAGAAAGAGCTTTATATAGAAAAGTTGAGCTCTTAACAAAAGAACTTGTTGTTGTTCGTGAAACTCTCGTTAGAGTAAATGAGCGCTTAGATCAATTAGAGAACAGATAAATGGCAAAATCAAGTATTACAAACATTACAACTACACAAACATTTCAAAACTGGTTTGATAAAACCAATGAAATGGTAGATTTGTTTAGAGCTGAAGTAGTAACCGCATCTGCTCTCGGTGACGAAACTACAGGTAACGCTACTCTTGTAGGAACGTTCGAAGCAACAGATTTAAAAGCAAATGATGAACTTTTTTCAGATCACGTAAGAGCTTATAACTCTGCTAATAACGTTACATTCCACAATCCTATTACAATGAATGCTACAACAAATCAGAATCAACTTGTTCTGAAATATACGGCTGGTGGTCCTAGAATTGAACTTACAGATAATACTGACACGTGGACTTTCGGTATGGAAGATTCTGTAAACACCGCTGTTATCTTAGACACAGGTTCTGGAGATCCTAAGCTTAGATTACTACCGAATGGTACTCTTCAAGTTGTAGATCTATATGTAAGAGATGATGTGGTAATTGAAGATGGTCTAGTCGTTCGCGGAACATTTACTGCAAATAATATCGTAACTCAAGGCGGTTCTGGTTCCTTTACTGGTAGCGTAATTGGTAACGTAACTGGTGATCTTACTGGAGACGTATATCATCCAAGCGCTACAGGCGGAAACGGGTCAGGTAAAGTACTTGAAAATGGTGGACCTGCTGCAAATATTCCAGCGACTTTCTTCGGCAACGTTCAAGGTACAGTAAGCTCACTTATTAACCACGACACCGACTCTTTAGCCGAAGGTACCGATAACCTTTACTTTACAAAAGCAAGGGCACAAGGTGCTTTCTCAGAAGGAACAGGTGTTACATTTGGAGCTGCAGATGAAGATGGTATTGTTCCAATTAATATTGGTCAGGCAGTAGGAACAGGATCAAATGTAACATTTAGTTCGTTGGTTGTTAACAACGCCACTGACGCAAATCTGGGCACAATACAGGCCAGCGGAGATATTACAGCTTTTGCAAACATCTCAGATATCGCGATGAAAGAAAATATTAATCCAATTGAAAATGCTTTAGATAAAGTTTTGCAACTTGGCGGATACACATTTAACTATAAGAGTAGACCGGGTGAAGAGATGACTGGTGTTATGGCTCAAGAAATTGAGAAAGTCGTACCTGGCATTGTATATAAAACAGTGAATCCTGATACTAATGAAGAAACTTATGCAGTTCGACATGGTAATCTAGTAGGTCTACTTATCGAAGCCATTAAGGAACTCTCAGCAAAAGTGGGGAAGTAAATGGCTATCAAGACTTCCGGCCCTCTTAACACTCAAGACATCGCCAACGAGTTTACCGGCACTAAGCCGCACTCTCTATCAGAATATGCTAGAGGAGGAGGTTTGGTACCTAATAAAAACCAAAACTCTGCTATCGGTCAGCAGGGTGAACCTATTGCTATGAGCCAATTTTATGGCGCTACAAGAATAATTAATCTAGCGTTTGAAGCATACGGCGGAGGCGGTGCAGGTGGTTCTGGTTTTGAAAACAATTCTAATATTGTAAGTCGAGCTGGATCTGGTGGACCTAGTGGTATCATGCTTATGTCAACCTTTGATGCTGCAGTAGCGGCAAACGGCGGGGTAGTACCATCACAAATAGATCGTGCGAATTTTCTCACTGCGTTTAACGTAACACGAGATGACGTAGCCCAGACTGATACTAAAGCCGGAGCACAATCTGGTCTTGGAGGAAATAACAACGCGTTTACAAGTGCGAATGCTACAGCGGGTGAAGCGTCACCATTCGGCGCTGGCGGAACGGCAGCTCCTAGAAACAGTGCTGGTGGCTCTGCACCTTGGGGACACTGGGGTGCAGGCGGCGGTGGCGGTGGCGGTGACCAAGGTAATGGAGATTCCTACGAATTCTTTGGTTTGATTAACAGAGGTGGAGCAGACGAATGGGGTAAAGCCGGTGAAGGTGGTTTTTATGGCGGAAGATGGAACGGTACTGTTGATGTTGATGTAGAGGTTGATTATGTCGTACAACTCGGTAAAGGCGGAACTCCAGCATTCGCCGTAGGTAACCACGACGGCGGTTACGGAAATCCAGGCTACTTAAAATTTGACCTTGATACGGGTGCTGCTACTCAAATCTTTACCCCACCTGCAACTGGTGGTAATACTGAAAGAAATCAATCATATTATTTTGGTTTCCGTATAGAAAAGAATGGTTCAGTAACAAAATTTAGTGTGCCAACAGATCAGCCTGTTGCAGCAAATAGTATTAACACATTGTGGCGATTTAATGCAACAAATACGACTACTACAGGTCCTTTCTGTCGTTTTGGTTTCCAGCTTAGAAGCGACGGAACAACAGATAAAATTATTCAGAACCTATCAAACATAGGTGGAAGTAATGTTCCTGCGTTAGGTGATGTAATAGACTGGTTACAAGACGACATTGGTACAGGAAATGGCGACCGCTATGAGGTAAGATTAAATTACAGTAATGTTGTGCAGAACATTCCGCTTGCTGTAAACTCTCCACAAACGCCAACACTTGCTACAGGAACTGTTGGTGTAATCAGAAATGATCTTTGGGGCGAATGGATTACTTTGGACCAACATGTTGCAGTAACATGGGGAAATCCAGATCCTTCTAACGCAGGCTCGGCAGGTATTGCATATTACGGAGTAGATGTATCTGCAGATATTTCTGTTGAAATAAGAAGAATAGGCTATCCCACAACAGATGTAACTCAAACTATTACACTAGTTTTGGCTAATGGGACAGGGGGCAACTAATGGTAGATTCAAATATTTTTAGAGGCTATTATGATATCCTAGATGAAGCATTAGATATATTTCCAATAAGCATCCTAACTACATTAGAATTTGTTAGACGCAAAGATGTGCATTCGGTTGTAATTTACATTCGTAATAACTCAGAAGAAATTAGACAAGACATTGATACTTTTTTAGAAAAGTATGGATTTTCAGTACCAAGAAGATTGTACGAGACAGGTCCTGAAGGAACACGAACTGGTTTGATTGCTATCGATTTAGGTACGTTGACTACTGATAATCTGAGACTTTACGTGACTACAACTCATAATAAACCTACAGACAATTTAGGTAAAGAATGGCACTGGGGAACTGGATATTATTTAGATAAGCAAGGTAATGTATTAGGTAAAAAACATTATCATATGAATTTAAAACAAAGAATCATGAAGATAGATTATTTTGATTCAGAAAATAATTTAAAATCTTCTGGAACGGACTATGAACATATTACTGATGATTGGACAGTTTGGGGAGGACCTGAAGCTCTTTATAATATTGTGAAAGATAGAACTGATATATCTCATCAATTTTGTCACAAAACAGAAAAAGATCAAGGCTATTTTATTGTATCGATTCCGGGTGAACGATACGGTATTGTTTTATAAATAAAAAGAAAAACAGCAGACTTATAAGGGTATAACCGAATGTCAAAGATTTCAGAATTAGGTCCAATAACCGGCGCCAATACAAGACCGGAAGACCTCTTTGTCATTGTTAACTTGATTCAAGGTGATGACGGCACAAAGAACATCACCCGTAAAGAACTAGTTCAAGCTATTCAGTACGAGATTTTTAATAGAATCACCATCACCGGCGGTACTATTAGAAACGTATCGATGTCAGATTCTACTTTGACAAGTGTTACTATCAATACTTCAACATTCACAAATGGACGAATCGAAACAACCCGATTTATTGGCGGAAGTCTTGAAGGCTCTACTGGTATCAATCTTGAAATAGCAAACTCTGATTTCTCAGATGGTACTGGTAACAACAACGTATTTACTCATACCACTATCGATCTTGGTAGAATTACAAACTCGTCTGCTAACAATATAACAATGTCTCAGTCTGTCATTACTGGTTCTCAGTTTAATGACGGTACAGGAAACAACGTTACTCTTACAAATTCTACTATTGACGATTCAGAGTATAATAACGTTACTATCGATCAAGGTACAGCTAACGGTCTTATTCTTACAAACATTACCATCGACGAGATTATTCTTGAAGACGCGTTTATGTCTAACTCAACTATCGTCACCACGAACTTCTCAAACGGTGACATTTTTGATGCAGAGATCTATGGTAATACGCAGATCTGGGATGTCGCTATCTCTAACTCAGATATTCGTGACACCGATCTCGATAATGTTGTAATCACTAGATCTATTTTTGCTAACGGTACTATCTACGATACCGAGATTAGTAATTCAAATATCTTTGATACAACTGCGAACAATATTGTTATTACAAATTCAGAACTAAATGATTCTACTGCTAATAACACAAGCCTAGTAAATTCAGATTTCTCAGACGGCACTGGTAATAACAACGTATTTACAAATACAACTATTGACCAAAGTACGGTACAGAATTCAGTCATCGCAAACAGTGCATTCCAAGGTACTATGGAAAATACTGTTGCAGAAAATATGACTATTAACAATTCTGCTGCAACTGAGCTACAACAAAATAAATCTACATTTACAGACGGTAATGTTGAAGATTCATTGATCTCTAACTCAACAATCGACGATTCTAAGCTTGTCGATTTTGACATGGATCTAACCAAAAAGTTTGAAGCTCCTATCGACGAAGATAGTTATTTCGCTCTTAAAAATGTTAAGACCGGCGATGTAGAGCAAATGACTTATCGTCAACTTTATGACGAATTCTCAAGAAAAACAGAAAAGGCTCTTAAGGTTTACGTCTCAGCAGACGGTGACGACGACAATGATGGTACACTTCTAAGACCAGTACAAACATTGAAAAGAGCTGAAGAACTTGCATTAGAGAAAGCCGGTGGTTCGTATAATAGAAACGATATTAACAACGCTGTACACATCTCGGTCGGACCAGGCACTTATTATGTCGATGAACCAATCTCTCTTCCTGATGATTGCTCGTTAACATCTACAGCTGGTCAGTATGCAACAGTTATTCAGAAGAAGCCAGGTTGGGAAAGAACAAACGGCATTCAGGTTGGATCTGGTTGTTACGTTCAAGGTTTCTCATACATGAACTTCGAGGTCGATAACTTCGATCATCCTGAGGGTGGTTTCGCTATCGTTTATCGTCCTGGTGCTCTAATGAGAAGATCTCCATATATCAGAGACTCCTCTCAGCTTTCAAACTTCAACCGCTTGGATGTTGAACCTCCACTTAATCCATTCAACTCAAAAGGTACAATCTACGACCTTGGACAAGAATTCTATGTCACTAATGTTGTGGGCCAAGCAAACTTTGAGATTGATGATGAGGTTGTATTCTCAAGTGGTGCCACAGGCTTTATTTCATATATTGATGATCTACCTAATACAGTTCACGTTCGCAACCTTAAAGGTAATGTAGAACCAGGCGACATCCTGACTGCACAAAGAGGCGGTACAGCTGAAGTCGTAAGACTTGGTATTGACGACTTCCCGAACAGACTAATTGGTCGTGGTGGCGGTTGTGCGCTTATGGACAGAGCAGTTCTAGATACTGACTCACTTTATACATACCTACTTTGTTTTGGTTTTACACCTCGTACTCAAAACGGTACAGGATACGTTGCTAAGAACGGTGCTGGTATCAACGGTATTGGTTCATTGTCAATCTTTACTCGTCAGGCGTTCTTCGCTCTTGATGGTGGTCAGGTTACATTGAACAACTCAGGTTCTCAGTTCGGTGACATCTCAATGAGAGCCAGCGGTAAAACAACAATTGTTAAACCTGCAGAAGCAGCTTCTGCTGTTCTTCTTTCTAATACAGATTTTGCAGATGCTCTTGCAGAGAACAAGCAAGCAATTGTTGACGATATGGTTCACTTCTTGACTGCAAACACTACACACCCGGCCTCTTCATTGAATTCTGATGTAGGTCTTGGCTACCAAGGGTATAATGCAGACAAGTGTTTCCGTGATACTGGAATCATCGTAGAGAACACTGGACTAGACATTGCAACCAAGGGTAACTACTGGGGCCGTCTAAACGGTATTACTTATCGCTCACCAATTTCATATGTTGTTGTAAATGAACAGCTTGATGAAACAGTTGGTTCTATTGAGCATCTAAAGGATTCTATCGAGCACATCTTTAGAAATGCAAACACAGAAGTAAATGATAGAGTCTCAACATCAATTGATGAAACACTTAACATTCTTAAGAATGGTGAAGAGTTTGCAAACAACATTATCTTTACCGATACAGGTAATGCTCCTGCAACTGCAGCTCGTGAAGTTGTACAAGACAACCGCGAATTCATTATCGAAGAATTTATAGATTGGTTAGATAATAACGAAGAATTTTATGCATACGATTCTGCTAAGTGTAAGAGAGACGTACGCGAGTTTATCTTGCCGGCAGTTAAGTATGACACAATGCTTGACACAAACTATAACTCTGTAACAGCAGGTAATGCATATTACTTTAAAGCTGCTAAGAACGTAATCGGTGCACAAAGAGAAGAAACAATTGCTGCATATGAAAGACTACGTTTTTCAACAGACGAGTTGACTCAAGCTAATTCTGCGGTATTTGCTGCAGAAGCTTACGAGAAATTTAATGAGATTATTGGTATTCTCAAGAATGACGGTGACAAGTTTACGCCAACTGCGGTAACTTATACACCTTCAACAGGTGACTTTGAGATCACTATAGGTACTCACAGCCTTGACGTTGGAAGATATATTCTTCTAGAACCAGAAGGATTCACATTTACTTGTGCGACAGATGGTAATGTAGTAAAACTCAAGCACCCAAGAAAATCGGATCCTGCATTTAAATCAGCACTTCCGATTACATCAACAACAGCAACTACAATTACTGTAAATGTTGGATCTACAGGATATAACGGTGTACATACTCTTGTATCTGTAAAAGATAGCGCAGTAGCAGTTCTTGGTTCAGCAATCACATTTAGTGACGACACTGCAATCTCTGCAGATAAACGTAATGCAAGAGCTAAGCTACAACATAACCGTACTTGGATCCAAAACTATATGATGAACTGGGCTGATGAAGAGTGGTTCTTCTACGATTCAGAAAAATGTCAGAGAGATACAAAAGAATATATTGTTCCTGCAGCAATGAGAGACATGCAGTTAGGTACAAACTTCAATGCTATCCAAGCTGGTATTGCATATCGTGGTGGAACAAGTAAGACTCTACTTACAGATCAGCTTACTGAAACAGTTGGAGCGTTCTCACACTTAAGAGATGAAGTTTCTGATACAATGTCAGATTCTATCGCTATCGCAAAATCAAAAGATTCGTTTAACGAAATCATCGGTATCATGAATACCGGTGCTAGAAAGTTCACACCAGAAACTGCGACATACGATCCGGTAACTGGTGTAATGACTCTTACATTGCCAAATCATAGTTATGAAATTGGTGATATGATTATTGTAGAAAAAGAGTCTATCACATTCTCATGTGGTACTCCGGCGGTTGAAATCTCTCATCCAAGAGCAACTGATCCTCTATTTAGAAAACCAATGCAAATTACAAATGTTGCCGGCGATGTTATTACAGTTAATGCTGGCGATGCAAATGGTTATACAGGAGCACATACATTTGTAAGAGCGAAAGCAAATGCTGTTAAAACATATGCTGAAGTAAAACGTAATTATACTCCAACAGGAAGTACTTACGATCCAGCATCTGGTAGAACAACATTTGAAATGGTGGGACACAATCTAAGTAAAGGTGATTACATCGTAATTGATGAAACTGCAATCACATATCAGTGTTCTAACAACACTCATACTAATGTACAAATCTCACACCCAAGAGTTACAGATCCAATCTTCAACAATATGGTTGAGATTACTGATGTACCAGATGCAAATACAATTGCTATTGATGCTGGTGCAATCTCAGACGGATATCTAGGTGTACATACATTTGTAAGCGCAGATGCAGACGCTATTAAGCATATGGAATATGCAAGAGGCAACGGATATACTCCAACTGCTGCTACATATAATGTAAACACGGGTATTATGACTGTTACTATTGGTGAGCATGATCTAAGAATTGGCGAAAAAATTAAGATCAACGAAGGTGCGATGACATTCTCATGTGGTTCACCAGCAGTTGAAATCTCACATCCAAGAGCTTCAGATCCTGCGTTTAACACTGATCTAACTATTTCTGCAGTCACAGCAGATTCTATTACAGTTAATGTTGGAGATGCTGGTGGTTATACTGGTGCGCATACATTCGTAAGAGCAGAACCTTTTGCAATTACATCTTCATCAGTTTACACTGGTAAGTTTACTCCAAGCACAGGCACATACG